GGGTGTGACGGTGGGCGCCAGCACCACGACGCTGGCCAACCTGGTGCGCGGCATCCACGACACGACGGCCGCCACGCACAGCACGAGCGACGCCGTAACCTGGGGCGTGGGCGCGCCGAACATGGCGGTCTACCAGCAGTTGACGCACCAGGCGTGCGCGTACGCACATGAGTTCTATTTGGTGGACGGGAGCCCCAAGGAGCGGGATCTGCACGAGCGAATGCTGAGCTACCATCAGGGGCGGGCGGATATGTTCTGGCGCAGGCACACCCCCAGCCGTGCGCCGCGTTGGAAGTATCAGGCATAGGGGGAGACCATGAAGACGCGAGCGATCATCATTGCGGTTTTGCTGCTGGCGGTTGTGGCCGGGGCAGCAGTGGCACAGAGCGTCACCTACGTGGTGACCATGACGCGCGGCGAGACGGCCTACGTTACGTGCGACGGCGCGCAGCGATTGCGGGCAGAGCGGCAGACAGACCTGATCGTGCTGCTCACGTGCGGCAGGGCGGAGCAGGCGCAGCCGACGGCCACGCCCATAGCCACGCCGACCAGCCAGCCGCCGGCAGACATGACCGACATGACCTGGCACGCACCAGGCGCACACGGCGACCGGCCCGCGCACGAGCACGGCGACCCGGTTCCGCAGTGGGTGACGGCCGCCGGGTACGCGCCGATGTTTGCGCACATGGGCGGGACGCCGGGCGAGAACCTACCCTACTGGAAGCATACGGCCTTCAAGCAGTGGGACGGCAGGTTCAACGGACAGGATTGGTTCGGGGTCTTTCATCTCGACTTCCAACCGGGCGGGCATGTGTCGCGGTTCCACAGTTACCAGTTATGGGTGCGAGACAGTAGCGGCGCGGTGTCGGCGATCTCGGGCTGGCTGGACTTCGGCGAGGACAACAACACGGGGCCGAACCTGCTACCGTCGTGCGGGGAAGATTCCAGCGTGCGGCCGATTATGAACCCGACGCGGCCAGGGTGCCCGGTGCAGTTCGAGAGCTGGTACGCACGCGCCGGCGGAAGCGGTGACTGGGCGCCCGACTTCGGCTTCAACATCAACCCGAATTTCTATGCGGGTGGCGACCCGGCAAACCCGGCGACGTGGACGGCTACGGGCGGGGTGCGCAACCTGGAGCGGCGCATCGAGTTCGCCTGGTACCTGGGCGGGCAAGGGATACGACCGGCGCCACGCGGCGAGTTCTATGCGACGCAGTGGGGAGACCTGGTGAGCGGGCCGGCTGATCCGGTGTGCGGTACGCAGCGGACCTACGGCGACAGAAGCTATACAGTACTCTGCCTGCGCCAGTACGTGGCGCCGACGGTGCAGCCGATGACATTCCCCGGCAACGCGGTGCAGCGCACCTTCCCGGGGGAAGGGGTAGTGCTTCCGAACTAATGGCGACACGCTTTGTGGGGACTCCGTTTGGCGCAGAGTTCCCCGCCTCCAACTATCCGCAGTTGACGCTGAGCAACCGCCGGCCCGTGCTGGGCTTCGACGCCACGACCAGCGAGACGGCCTACTGGACCTTTGTCGCGCCGCAGGGCTGGACGGGCACGGTAACGGCGGTAATCTCCTATGCCATGGCTTCGGCTACCTCGGGCGGCGTGGCGTTCGATGTGGCGCTGGAGGCAATCAGCAGCGGCGACGCGCTGGACACGGACGCCTCCACCAGCTTCGACACGGTGAACGCCGGCAACGATGCCACAGTACCGGGCACGGCTGGGTACATGGAGCAGTTGAGTATCACGCTAACCAATGCCGACAGCATCGCGGCGGCCGACCTGGTGCGCGTGAGCGTGGCGCGTGACGTGGCGGACGCGGCGGACACGGCGACGGGCGACTGCTATGTATTCGCCGTAGAGATTCGGGACGCGGCCTAACCATGGCGATCCGGTTCAATGCTTCGGGCGAGAGCCTATCACGCGCTAGATTGGCCGGCGCCAAGACGGTCATGGCGTGGATCTATATCAGCACGGACCGCAACGATTACACGGGCTTCTTTGGCCTGGCCGGCAGCGAAATTGTAGCGACCGATGGTACCGGTACGCGCTTACTGCATTGGGACGGCAGCCTGGAGCGCACGGGAACCAACCTCAGCGCGGCCACGTGGTATCACCTGGCGTATGTGAGCGCGGGCGACGATATCACCGACGCATTTGCGCTTTACCTGAACGGTGTCAGCGACATTACCAACGGCGGGCGCAGCAATGCCGTTACCGGCGCCACGATGTATCTAGCCAACGACGAGTACGGCGAGTGGCTGAACGGCCGCATGGCGCACGTGAAAATATGGAACGCCGCACTGACACAAGCCGAGATCCAGCAGGAGATGTACACGATCCGCCCGCAGCGGTACGCCAACCTGTGGTGCTGGATGCCCATGATCGAAACGGGCGCCGACCGCGACGCCGAGTGGAGCGGCAGCGGCAACACGTGGACAGAGAACGGTACGCTGAGCGACGAGGCCGGGCCGCCCGTATCGTGGGGTGTGGCGCCGTGGGTAGTGCCCTTTGTGGCCAGCGGCGGGCCGACGACCTACTACAGCACGCCGGCCGGCAGCCTGGCCCCGGCAGGCACACAAGCACGACGCACGGGCAAGACGCCGGCGGGGAGCGTGACGCCCAGCGGGGCGACCAGCAAGCGCACGAGCAAGGGGCTGGCCGGCAGCGTGGGGCTGGCGGGCGCACTGGCCGCGGTGCGCACCGTGCTGGCCAGTGTGGGCGGCAGCCTGGCGCCGGCGGGTGCGCTGGTGCGCAGAACAGCCAAGGGGCTGGCGGGCAGCGTGGGGCTGGCGGGTGCACTGGTGCGCAGCACGGCCAAGGGGCTGGCGGGCAGCGTGGGGCTGGCGGGGGCACTGGTGCGCAGCACGGCCAAGACGCTGGCGGGTGCACTGGCATTGGCCGGCGACGCGGCGGGCGAGATCGCCAGCGGCACCATCGCGCAGGCAGTGGGCGGCACGCTGGCATTGGCGGGCACGCTGGCCAGGGCTACCAGTGTCACGGTGAGCGGGACACTGGCGCCGGCCGGGAGCATTGCGCGGCGGATTGCCAAGACGCTGGCCGGTGCGCTGGGGCTGGCGGGGAGCGTGGTCACGAACTGGTTTAGCCCGTCGGCGCCCAAGCTGGACGTGACGCTGAGCGACGCGGCGCAGACCGTGCTGGCTATCAGTGACGCAGCACAGACGGCGCTGACCCTAGCGAACGCAGCGCAGACGACGCTGACGATTGGAGATGCAGCGGTATGAATCAGTACAGTAAGGGCGACCTGGTGCGCTGCTCGGCGAGCTTTGCGGACAGTGCGGGCGCGGCGACCAATCCAACGGCGGTGCTATTCCAGGTGAGGACGCCGGCGGGCACCACGACCACCTACACCTACGGCGCGGACGCGCAACTGGTGCGGGCGAGCACGGGCAACTATTACGCGGATGTGGACGCCAGCCAGGTGGGGACGTATCACTATAGATTTTATAGCACAGGAACAGGGCAGGCAGCGGACGAGGGATCGTTTCGCGTGAAGGACAGCAACTTCTAGGAGGACAGGGTGAACAACGTAGCATTGGGCGGCGCACTGAGCGCCAAGAAAATAAACGGGCAGCGGGCGCCGCTGGCATGGCGAGTGCGCAACGGGCTGCGCTGGGGCTGGTGGTGGGGCTGGCTGGCGCACGTGGTGGGCCACCTGTACACCCGACTCTTTGGGGCGCCCGTGCTGCTGGGCAGCCTGTCGGCAGTGCTCACGCGCAGGGACGGGACGACCGTCAACTATGGCTGCGTGGGCCGGCGCGTCGTCACTACGGTGTACGTCAACCTGCTGGTCGACGAGTTGCAGAGCAGCCAGGCGGCACATAGTACGTTCCTCTACCATGACAGCGGCACCGGCACGACGGCGGAAGCAGCGGGCGACAGTGCGCTGGTAACCAAGGTCGAGACGGGCCGGGCGACGGGCACGCAGACGGAAGGGGCGAGCGCCAATATCTACCGCAGCGTGGGCACCATCTCCTACACGGCGACGCGCGCGGTCACGGAGCATGGGCTATTCAGCGCATCGAGCGCCGGCAGCCTGATGGACCGCACGGTGTTCTCTGCGATCAACGTGGTGAACGGGGATTCGATCCAGTTCACCTATGAGCTGACCGCCACGGCAGGCAGCTAGTATGGCAGAGGGGCACATCCGGCTGGGGGCGACGGCGGCCACGCTGCGCGACTACCTATTGGTGGAGCCGCGGCAGTACCGCGCCACGAGCGCCAACCCCATGGCGGCCAGGGTCAGCACGGGCAGCCAGTACGGGGACCTGCAGGCGTGGTCTACCTTCCTGATGGCGGACTGGCAGGCGGGCGGGGGCAAGGCCAACAGTGAGGCGGGCGGCTTTCTCTTCAGCGAAGCGGAGACCCGCATCCCACAGCAGGTGATCCTCCCCGCGGCGCTGGGGTGCAGCCACATGGAGCACACCGCCACCGCCACCGAGACGCCCACCTACATGCCAGCAGAGGCCGACGCCTACAGCACGCAGGCGGTGGGCGGCACAGGCAACCCGACGCGCGTCAGCATCGAGATCACGGTGTACAGCATCGACGGCGGCGAGGCGCCCGACCAGTTGCCGGAGATCACGGGCGTGGCAGTGTATGGCTACATCCCCACAGGCGTGGAGGTGACGGCGGCACTGTACTCCGACAGCAGCGGCGAGCCGGGCACCAGCCTGGAGACGGGCACGTACACGGCGACCGCGGCGGACAACTACCGGCCCGGCTACAAGTGGTATCACATCCCGCTGGACAATACATACAGCACACTGAGCGACGGCAACGCGGCGTACCATTGGGTTATCTACCCCACGGACAGCAACGACGAGATCGCACTGGTGGAGGGTGACACCTACGCGGGCGGCGCCAGCTTCACGTACAACGGCAGCGTGTGGAGCGCCAATACCGGGCAGTGCCCCTTCTTCTGTTGGTCGGAACCATTCGCAGGTTATCCGGGTCTGGACATCTACGACTTCACCGGGGCGAGGGGTTTCTTTATCGACGGCGACAACATTGGCACGGTAGGCTATCTGCAGCAAGGCAGCACGGGCAACCTGAACGCCACGCCGCGACCGTTGACCTACAACACTAGCACCAACCAGTGGGAGCCGGTCACTACGTCGGGGTCTATGTCTTCCACATGGGATGGCGGGCCGGACAACGTGGGGCCGCCCGTGCTCTATGACGGGACCGTCTACATTCCGCAGGGCGCCAACTACAGCACGTGGACACTGAGCGGCGACACCGTGAGCAGCAGCACGAACGACGCGCACTTGTTCTGTTCGTGGGCCGGCTACCTGTGGCGGGCATACAACAATCAGCTATGGTACTCCACCGACGGCAGCACGTGGACGGCTATCACCAACGACGTGGGGCCAAGCGACTACAGGATCCGGGGCATGGCCGGCTTCGGGCAGTACCTGTACGTGGCGACGGACGAGGCGCTGTATTACGTGGCGCCGGGCGATGTGGCGGTGGGTCTGTTCCCGTGGAGCACGATCGACGAGAACAACGGCGCGGGCATGGTGGTGCACCAGGGCGCCCTGTATATCCCCGTCGCCGGCCGCATCCTGCGCTACAGCGAGGACGGCAGCCTGCAGGACGTGTGGGTGAGCCGTGACGACGACCTGAACAACCGGCGCCTGGGGAGGATTGCGGCGCTGGCCGGCTTATCCAACTGGCTAATGGCAGGGGTGAACGGCACGACGAGCAGCGACCCGGCCAGCGTGTGGGCATTCACCCAGCAGGGGTGGCACCACATGGCGACGTTGCCGCCGGGCTTCGGTATCCGCTCCATGTATTACGACCGGGTGCGCAGCC